AAGGAAGAACAGCTTGCATTTATTTCAGTTGTGGTTCGTTTGGTGGTTGTCGGTTGGAGTGGTTTTATAGTTTCCCTAAATTACATAACGATCCCAGGTTATAGTACCGAACCAAAAGATATAACATTCCCTGCCAGTTTGCTTACGGGAGCATTGGCATCATTTGGTTTAGAGGGTGCAAAGAAACGTGGTGATGGAACATATAAACCTGACGAGAAACCATTGAATAAGAAAGAAGTAGAACAGTTACTAGCTACACAATCAGGTAGCTTTCAAACTATTAGAATAGAAACTCCGATCAAAA